GTCTGGCCGATGATAAGTGGGTGGAAAGGGCCAAGAAGGTTTGGGGGATCGGGAGTCAAGCCTATCAGGCCCGCGTGGAAGGTGATTTTCCGGACGAGTCCGATGACACCATCCTCAGCCTGATGGAAGTGGAACGGTCCATGAACCTTCCCAACCAGCCGGATGAGGAATTTCCAGTTACGCTGGGGGTGGACGTCGGCCGTTATGGAAGCGACCCGAGCGTAATTTGCGCGGTTCGGGGCATGTATGCCTACCCGTTTGAGGTGATTAACAAGAAAGACACTATGTTCGTCACGGGGAAGGTGGTGGAGGCGATTAAGAAATATAACCCCATCAAGGTCAACGTTGACGAAATCGGAATCGGGTCAGGCGTCGTGGACCGGTTAAGAGAAATGGGTTATGACGGAATCGTGGAGGGAGTCAACGTGGCTTGTTCCCCCCAGCAGGGAGAGGAATATACGAACCTCAGGGCCGAGGGTTGGTTCACCCTCAGGGATTGGACGAAGAATGGGGGAAAGCTCCCCGACGACGACCAGTTGCGAGGGGAGCTGACTTCGATTAAATACGCGTACACGAGTACGAATCGCATACAGATTGAATCCAAGGAATTGACCAGAAAGAAGTTGGGACGGTCCCCTAATAAGGGGGACGCCCTGATGCTGGCCCTCCTCCCCGAAAGGCAGCCGGTGGAGTTATGGTAGCGTTTGAGGAGAAGACATAATGTTTGCAAATCTGAAACGGTCCATCGGAAACGCGATTTTCGACTGGATCGCGGCGTCTTCCGGAACGGGAACTTACGTGGGCGGCATCACTCCTCCAACCCGTGGAGACGCTACCCTCCTTCATTTGTACAGCAAGCTCCCTTGGCTGCATACCGTGGTGAACAAGATTTCAACTTCGGTGGCATCACAGGCGTGGACGGTCTACAGGGTTAAGGAAGGACCCGAAAAGTCCCGCTTCGTCAGAATTTTGAGGAATGGAGACTTCCATACCCGTAGTAAGGCTATGAAGGTTTTGGAAAAGCAGGGAATGCTTACGGAGGTTCCCAACCACCCCATATTAAGATTTATTAAGTCCGGGACGGGGTTCGTCTCAGGGTCCAAGGCCCTGAAGCTCACCCAAATTTACCTCGACCTGATGGGCCGGTGCGCTTGGATCATCCAGAGGGACCCGGGTACGGACCTTCCAGTTCGGTACATCGTCACGATTCCTACGTGGATTGAAGGCGTCCCGCTGCTGGCCAACGGTAAATTCCGGTTCCGAATCAACGCTCAAAAGGTTGAGGTGGATGCCAGAGACGTAGTTTATTTCTTCGACCCTGACCCCGACGACCCCTACGGGTCCTCCCTCGGTACCGCCAAGGCGTTGGGGGACGAACTGGAGACGGACGAATACGCGGCCATCCACACCAAGACTACTTTCTATAATAAGGCCCGTCCGGACGTAATCATTTCGGCCGATGGGTTGAGTCCGTCGGATACGAAGCGTCTGGAGGAACGGTGGCTGGAGAAGCACCAAGGATTCTGGAAGCGGCATCAGCCCCATTTCCTTGGAAAGCAAGTAAAGGTTTATCAGCTTGATCGGTCCTTTGTGGACATGCAGGTAACGGAACTGCGCAAGTTCGAACGGGACACCGTTTTTAACGTTTTTGGGGCCAGTCCTGAGAAGTTTGGTGTGATGGAAAATTCCAACAGGGCCTCCATCGAGGCGGCCGATTACCATTGGGCCAAGGACCTTCTAGTCCCCCGCCTTGAATTTCAGAGGGAAACGCTTCAGGAACAGGTGATGCCGCAGTATGATGAGGATGGCATCCTGATGTATGACAGTCCGATTGCCGAAGATAAGGAACATATTCTGAACGTCATGTCCAAGGCCACCTATTCCTACACCCTTGATGAATGGAGGCAGGAAGCGGGCCTTCCCGAACTTCCGGACGACAAAGGTAAGGTCTTTGGTTGGCCCTTCAACGTTTATTCGGCCGGGGAGCCGGGGATCCCGATTATTGGAGAACCGGAAGAACCCCCGCCCGCTCCGGGGGAGGATCCGGTCAAGATCCAGAAGGCGGCGTTTGAAGTGCCGGATGACGCTTTTTCTTGGCTGGACGACGTGATAGATGGAAAGTCCATGGCGTCCCAATTGAATCCCATCCTACAGGACGTCATCAAAAATGCTGGGGACAGAATAAATCTGTTGTTGAACCTCGGTACTGATTTCGTTTCCGAATCGGAAAAGGTTAGGGACTTTCTACTTAACACGGCAGGAGAAAGAATCGAAGGGATGGTTACAGAAACCACTCGCGATTCCCTGCGTCGGGTCCTTTTGGAGGGCTTGAGGGCGGGGGACGACGTCGAGGGGATTTCCACCAGAGTTGAATCAGTCTTCGCGGAAGCAAGGGGACATCGTTCCAAGACAATCGCAAGGTCCGAGACGGTTCGGGCCGTGGGGTTCGGGTCCCGTGAGGCCATCCTTGAAGCGGGCATAGAACGCAACCAGTGGGTGGCCACCCTCGACAGCAGGACGAGGGATACCCATTGGGCTATGGACGGGCAGATAAGGAAAGTGGATGAACCCTTTGAAAGTCCTTCGGGAGCAACTACATTCTACCCGGGTGGATTTGGGGTTCCGGGAGAGGACATAAACTGCAGATGTGTGATTATTCCGCTGGTCGGTGACGTTGAAACCGGATTGAACGACGCCCAACGCCGATCCTTGTGGAAGTCTTGGGAATCGGAGAGGGCACAGTTTGAATTCAGGGCGATAATTGCGCTGGCGCAGGAGTTCACAAAACAGGAAGTGGCCGTACTCGCCAAGCTTCGAGAGATTGGAGGAAAAACAAATGCCTAAGCTTGTTTCTACGGTTGAATGGCGTGGAGTGAAACAGGGTGGAATCGCCAAGTGTTTCAACGCCGAAGTCCGGGACTTGAGCGGGGGCGGTCAGGAAGATAATGTTCTTCGCTTCGTGATCTCCACCAACACGGTGGACCGCTACGGGGACACCATCGACGCCAAAGGGTGGGATACGAAGAATTATGAGAGAAATCCCGTAGTGCTGTGGGCGCACAACCATTCCATGCCGCCCGTCGCGCAGGCCCTGAAAGTATGGGCCGAAGACAACCAACTCATGGCGGACGCCTTGTTCACCCCTGAAGAAGTGTATGCCTTCGGGCATACCGTGTATCTTCTTCATAAGGGGAATTTCCTCAGGGCCACTAGCGTCGGATTCCTCCCCACCAAATGGCAACTGGTAGATACGGATGAAAGAATGGGTTATAACTTCCTCGAGCAGGAACTGCTTGAATTCAGTTCGGTGCCCATCCCCGCCAACCCTGAGGCCCTTCAACTGGCGGCCAAGAGCGGGATCAAAATCTCCCCGGTGGTGGACTGGTGTTCGGAGGTCCTTGACGATCCCAGCAAGCACAGCCCCATCAAATCGATGGTGGAGTCTCTCTGGAAGTCTTCGGGCCGTCCCACCCTCGTTACGATGAAAAGCATCGACGATCCTACGGTTGGGGAAATCGATCGGGGGGCCATCTCCTACAGTCAGGCCCATTCTGGAGGGACTTCGGTATCGGACGGGGATTGGGATGCCGCTAAGGAAGTTGCGGCGGCTGAGGTTTCCGACCTTAAAGTCATGTGCGCGTGGGTGGATTCGGAAGATTCCGATAATAAGTCCGCCTACAAGCTTCCCCACCACAAGGCCGGAGAAGGGCACCCGATGGTTAAGGCGGGCCTGTACGCCGCCATGGCGGCCCTTAATGGGGCGCGAGGCGGGGTTAACATCCCCGACGATGACCGGAAGGGGGTGTACAACCACCTTGCCAAGCACTACCGGGATGACCTGAAGGAAGAACCCCCTGAACTGAAGCATGTGGAAGCCCAAGTGCTTCGAAACTATCCCGATCTCTTTACCTTCAGGGACGGGCAGATCAAGGTTGCCACGGCCATGGAGGTGGTAGAAGATTCTCTACACGACCTGATTGCGGAATTTGCGGAGTTCAAATGCAAGCTATTCCATATGTTGGGTCTGGAAGATGGGGTCATGCCCAGGGAAGGATTCTCCTACGTTCGGGCAGGGCTGGATCAGGTTTACTCCGAACTAGGTACCATCTTAAGGAAAGATGTTGAAGAAAGCGATGACCTCCGCCAACCTGCTGACGAAGCCAAGGACGCCGATTTGGAGGAAAAGGAAGAGGCCGAGACAGCACAAACGGAGGAGAGAGAGCTTGCCAAGATGATTGGCGAGGCTCTCAAATCCGCTCTGAACAGAAATTAAAAAGGAGACCTAAGATGCCTTTTACAAAGGAAGACATCAAGTCCATCATCGCAGAGGTGGTTGGTGAGGTTCAGGCAGACAAGGTTGAGGAGTCTCAACGGAAATCCTCCG